TGTGGAAACCCACCAAAACCAATGATTATTATTTTTTAGACAACACTATCCGTGAGCAATTTCAGATTGGTGGCACTGGCGCATATGTACACAAGTATATTGGTCCACAATCATTGGGCGAAACTGGCGATCCAGCACAGCCCAACTATACCAGTGGTATGGAAGTAGATCCAGTTACTGGCGATTTTGTCAATCCAGAAGGTATTATTAATGAAACAAAAATACAAGACCTCCTGTTTATGGAAAACCGTGATCGCAAGTATGATCCTTGTATATTTGAACTTCGTGGTGTTTACAATGTAAGCGATAATGATTTTGACTTAACTCAGTTTGGTTTATTCTTAACCAATGATGTCTTGTTTATGACATTCCACATGAATGAAATGGTGGAAATTGTTGGACGCAGACTGATGCCTGGAGATGTTATTGAACTGCCACACTTGTTGGATGACTTGGCATTGGATGCAGACCGTCCTCCTATTCCCAAGTTTTATGTAGTACAAGACGCCAACCGCGGCAGTGAGGGCTTTAGTGTTACCTGGATGCCACATATCTGGCGTGTTAAACTATCACCAATTACAGACAGCCAGGAATACGCAGATATACTTGGCAATGCTGATCAAGCAGACAGCCTTAAAAATATTATCAGCAGTTACAAGAAAGAATTGGATATCAGTAATGCTATTGTTGATGCGGCTGAAGCGGCAGACCCAGTTGGCAAGCCATTAGTTGAACATTTGTTTGGTGGAGCAAAAACAGTTGAGGGCGAGTTTGAGGATAATAACTGGAATTACGGTGAAGTACTAAACAGTGGAAACAGTTTTCCACAAAGTCCTGCAGAAGGCGACTACTTTGTACGTAGTGATTTCCAACCAAATCGACTGTTTGTTAGACGTGGAAGCAAATGGCATCGCTTGTATGACAACATTGCGGCTCAGACTTGGAGTAACAAAACATACAATGCAGAACCGTTTATCAACAACCAAGACCCCACATATATTAATGATGATGGACTAGAACAGGCTGAAAGACAAGAGCTCAGCCAGGTTATATTACCAAAACCAGACGCAGGATAATCAATGCAATATTTTTATGACAAACAAATACGCCGTTACATTCAGCAGTTCATCAGACTGTTTAGTGGATTCAGTGTTGAAATGGGTACACAAAGTGATGGACAAAAAATTTATCAAACTGTACCAGTGCGTTACGGTGATGTAAGTCGTATGGCGGCACACATTGTAAAAGACAACAGTGAAAACGTTGTTAATGCTACACCGTTTATCAGTTGTTATGTAAGCGATATGAGTATTGCACCGGAACGCCGTACACATGCACAATACAGTGACAAAGTGCAAGTATACGAAAAGAAATACGACAATGCAACAAATCAGTATTTGGATGAAGTTGGCGATACATATCAGATTACTCGCTATCAGCCTGTGCCTTATAACCTTACAATGCAAGTGGATATCTGGACTTCAAACACTGAACAAAAACTACAGTTGTTGGAACAGATACTAGTACTGTTTAATCCAAGTTTAAATATTCACACCAACAGCAATCCTTTTGACTGGACTAGTTTAAGTTATGTTGAATTAACAAACATGACCTGGAGTGTACGTAGTGTACCCAGCGGTGTTGATGAAATTATTGACGTAAGTACACTACAGTTTGAACTTCCTATTTTTATCAGCCCACCAGTTAAAGTACAAAAGCAGACACTTATTCACACAATTTTAAATAACATTAACCAAGTAGACAACGACAACTTACAAGCATTTTCACTGGGAGAAAGTTTTACTGCACAGTTTAACAGTTTTAAAATTGTAACATTGGAAAATTATAAGTTGCGTTATGAAGATGGATATGCTACTATATTAAATAGGGCAGGTGGTAACACTGACCCAGATGGTTTACAATTGGATTGGAAGAAAATATTACCTGCTTATGGTGAAATGCGTGATGGTATCAGTCAGATAAGATTGCGCCAGAGTACTGATCCAACTGATAGCAGTCAGGATGTAATTGGTACACTGAGTTATGATGCCACAAACCCACAGCGTTTGCTGGTAACACTTGACAGTGGAACACAGCCTGCAGATACACAAGGCACAGTGGATGCAATCATTAATCCCACAAACGTATCACCAGGCAACGGTATTCCAGCCGCGGCGAGTGGACAACGTTACCTGATACTTGACGGTACAAGTGCCAGTGGTACCTGGGGTGTTGCAGCAGAAACAAACGATATTATCAGTTATAATGGTGTAAACTGGATTGTAGCATTTGATGCAAGTGCAAATAGTGGAACAGAATTTATAACTAATACTACAACAGGAGATCAATATGAGTGGACAGGCTCGCAATGGCAAAACTCGTTCGAAGGCGTCTACAAAGAAGGCTTCTGGAGAATCTACCTCTAATATAATCACAGCCAGTGGTTGTATATTTTTAGCATTAGATACCGGAAGAGTTTGCATGCAATTACGCAGCAAAAAGAGCAGTCATCGCGGTACCTGGAGTTTCTGGGGCGGCAAGGCTGAAGCTGACGAACGACCTATTGAAACATTGTTGCGTGAATTAAATGAAGAAATCGGTATGTTGCCGGACTTTGAAAAAATATATCCCTTACACAAATTTACCAGTGCTGATCAGCGTTTTGAATACAATGCGTTTGTTGTAACCACCTTTGAAGAATTTACACCAGATACAAATGGAGAAAGTGCAGGATATGCCTGGGTAAACTTGCGTATGTATCCACGCCCGCTACACCAGGGTGCTCGTTTAGTATTGACTAATCCTGATATGATTGAGAAAATAGAAACAATCTGGGAGAGCAAACGTGATGTCAATGATCTACCAAATTGGTTGGATAGTTTTTAGGCTGGAGGTGTTGGCCAGACGACATCACGTATATCAGTGTAATTAGATGTAATGTCTCTAAGTGCTTGACGATACGGTTGCCATGCCAATTTAATATCATCTGGAACATCAACACCTTGTGTCCAATCACATTCTATTAAGAGACGATTGCGTTTTTCACGCATTTCTCTAGCAAAACTTTCGTTGTCATTTATTGCAATTTGTTGTTCTTCTGCCATGTTTAATCCTATATTGTACTATTACTGCTTAAAATAATTTGTAGCTCATCTGGTTGGATAACATCACCATTGCCACTGGCAATTGTATTAATTGTAAAACTGCCATAATAAACACCACTTGGCCAGTAAAATCTACAAACACCAGCGCCATAGTTACTACTATAATAAACTGCTGGACTATATCCACCGTAGTTATCAAGTACAACACTTCTACTAATTGGACCACCATTAGATGACGGTGTCACATATCCACCATATTTTAAATCAATAATACCTGGTCTATTAAAATCGTATCCTTTTACTTCTAAAAAGAACATTTTACTGTTTCCATCATTATATCTACTTGGTAGTACAATATGCATATAACCATTAGTGTAAGAAGTATCCCAATATTTGCCAGCACCTAAAGTAGTACTACCTTTGGTGCCGCTACCGGAATTCCCACCGTAGGCAGTTGGATTAGTAATTAGTCCTCTGGTATGCGATATTCCGTTTACTTGAAATTTATAGCCAGGGTTTGTTGTACCGACACCAACATTGTCACCATTAAACGCCATATAACGGTTGGCGTTACTACTATCTCCAATTGCACCATATGTACCATTGGCACTAATAGTAAGCATACCACTAGTACCATTCATCAAGGTTATTTTAGGCCTATTTGCAACCTCAGATTTAATAGTTAATCCATTATCAGCACCTTGTATTGTAAGAACATCATTTGGTACAGCAGTACCTATGCCAACTCGACCACCAAATGGACTTAATGCAATATCCCAATTGGCTGTAGCAGGCCCATTAGTAACTTGTAAACCAATACCATTACCACTATTAACTTGTGCAACTAATAAGTTTGTAGAGTTGGTTGCATGTGGTTGTAACTTCAGTACTGCTTCTGATAACATTGTAGCTTTGTCTGTAGCATCTCCACCATTTGAATTATATACATGAAGTTTACTTAAAGGGTTTGTCGTACCAATACCAACGTTGCCATTAACTGTTAAGTCATTAGTAACTGTTAAGTCATTAGATATCGTACTGTTACCATCGACAAAAAGCGTTTTGGCGGGTAGATCGTAAATGTATGCCTTTCCTGAAAAACTCCCACCATCATCATCTTCAGGCCTTGCACCGACAATAGCGTAGTTACCTGATATTGATACTGGCCGACCAAATTGATCATCTTGTGCTGTACTATAAGCATTAGGGTTATCTAATGTATGAACTAGTAATCCTGTAGTTGCATCAAAGATATATGCTTTACCTGAAGTAGTACCACCAGCATCATCTTCATAACTAGCACCAACAATAGCATAGTTACCGGATATTGAGACTGAGTAACCAAATTGATCACCTTCACTTGTACTATAAGCATTAGGGTTGTCTAATGTGTGTAGTAATCCACCAGTGGTAACATCAAAGATATATGCTTTACCTGAAGTAGTACCACCAGCATCATCTTCGTTGTTAGTACCAACAATAGCATAATTACCAGATATTGCTACTGAACTACCGAAATAATCGTTCAAACTTGTACTATAAGCATTAGGGTTGTCTAGTGTATGAACTAGTAATCCTGTAGTAACATCAAAGATATATGCTTTACCTGATTCAGTACCACCAGCATCATCTTCTTGATGAGCACCAACAATAGCACGGTTGCCTGATATTGCTACTGAAATGCCAAAAGTATCGTTTGATGTTGTTCCATACGCATTAGGGTTATCTAGTGTATGAACTAAGGCACCTGTTGCAACATCAAAGATATATGCTTTACCTGAATCAGTACCACCATCATCTTCACGGTGTGCACCAACAATAGCACGGTTGCCTGATATTGCGACGTTAAAACTAAAGTTATCATTTTGACTTGTACTAGAAGCATTAGGGTTGTCTAATGTGTGTAGTAATCCACCAGTGGTAACATCAAAGATATAAGCCTTACCCGAACCAGTACCACCAGCATCATCTTCAAAATATGCACCAACAATAGCATAATTACCAGATATTGCTACTGAACTACCAAAGAAATCAAAATCACTTGTTCCATACGCATTAGGGTTATTGAGCGTATGAAGTAATGATCCAGTAGTTACATCGAAGATATAGGCCTTTCCTGAAAAACTCCCACCATCTTCATCTTCACCATATGCGCCAACAATAGCACGGTTGCCTGATATTGCTACTGAGTTTCCGAAGTTATCACTGGCACTTGTACCAAAAGCATTAGGGTTATCGATAACTATAGGACTGGCTATAGCACCCTGAGCACCCTGTAACCCGCCGTTGATAGTAAGCACCCCTGTCAATGTGCTGTCAACATCACTACGCAAGAACTGTGTAGAATCCAGCCCGTCAAGTGTTGAAGCATTGCCTCCATCTGCACTTGTAATATATCCCTGCGTTGAATGATCACCCCATCCATATGCAGTATCCCAATTTGTTGAATTGTTTGTTGTTGTATACCAAGATGAGGCTGTATAGATTGGGTCTGTTTCAGTATAAGATGTAAGATAACCAACTAAGCTATGATCTCCCCAACTGTATGCTGTATCCCAATTAGAGATTTTAGTGTTGTCTTGTGTCCACTTGGTTCCTATTTGCGTACTTACAGTATTTGCAAAGTCTGCATCATCTCCGAGTGCTGCGGCAAGTTCGTTTAGCGTGTCTAGAGTTGCTGGAGCAGAGTCAGTAATTGTTGCAACTATATTTGTTGCTGTATCATATCCATTACTTGAAAGATATGTGTTTACACGTGCATCTGTATAAAATAAATTTGTCGTGCCTTCAGTTAAGTCATCACTGTTACTTGCTCCTGCCTGTTGCCAAGCAGAGCCGTCCCAAATGTATAGGATGTCTGTGTCAGTAGCAAATGCCTGGTCACCTGGATTATTACCAACTAGTGGCAAATATGTACTGTCGTCATAGACATTAACCTTGGCGATAACGGCCGAGCCATCCTCAACAACTAATTCCGCTGTACCAGCTACTTCACGAATCTTGTTTTCAAAACTTGGTGTGTTTTCCACATATGTAGCCAAATCTTGTGGAACAAACTTTCCACTATCAGCATCATATACAAGACACATCTGGTTAACTAATGATGGAATTGGTCTTAATTCAACTGGTGTCTTGTGACCTTCCTGTGTGTGCTGGAAGTAGACAACGTAGTTGCCATTGATATTTGTCTCAACTGCTAAATTCTTGACAGTAATTGCACCTCGCATAACGCCGTGATTACCGCACTGGTAATATAGGGTATCTGGTGCGTCATTTGGTACAGTAAATGTAATGGTACCTGAATCCGTTCTTGATCCAGTTACGCCATCAGTATACTCACCGAAGTAAGTTCCTGACGCAAAGTTGGTTCCGTTATCCGTTGTAAAATAGAATGGATGACCAGTTGCAGTGATATTAATTGTGTAAGTACCACCACGGTAAAATGGACCTAAGTTAGGATTGTCGCCTTTGGCAGCTCCGCTAAATGTATAAGCACCAGCACCGTTGTTAACTACTGTATAACTTACTGAAGGAGGTGTTAATGTAGGTACTGTAATCGTTGCTGGAACACTGATGTTAATACGCTGTACGTCGGTAGGGTTACCGCCATTAATATCTGGATGGGTATCACTTACTGGGCCGGTTGATGTTGCCCAGGATACAAGGTTGTCTGTTCCTGCTCCGTCAATCCATTTGAGGTACAAACTATGCGTTTGTGTCATACTATCAAATAGATCATATGCCGCAAAGTTATTGACTGTGTAAGTACCCTGCTTGTAGAGAGGTACCTGAAGTTCAGGTGAATTTGTGATAGTACGTCTGGCGTATGGAAGGCTACTGGTTAACCATGTCCACAACCAAGTGGTTGCTTGCCCAGCAGCAGGTGCTGACACTTGAATTTCCAGTACCTCAGGTGCAATGTTGAGATCAACTTCACTTAATTTACTAAGTGGTAATGAACTGTCACTGATGTCATCCTCTGTAACTGCACCGGGTGCAAGTTTGGGACTTGTGACACTGTTGTCTTCTAGACTGCTGGTTTTTAACTTATCAATGGCCATGCGTAATAATCCTATTGTTATTACACTTATTTATCGATTTGTTTATCCTAATAATGTTACTGACGCTGTAGTCCAAGGATCAAATTGACTACCATTACTATAATAACGTGCATTATGAAATGTAATATAATCATTAACGTTTAGATACATACAGAATGAATGTGTTCTCTGGTGGTATCCATCACCGTTATTTTCATTCAATCCGTTAGTAATTTCATTACCATTGACTTTTACTTGTGTATCATATCTACCTGTATTAGATTGACAAATTGTTTGATATGTAATCATATACACACCAGCAACAGGTATTGTAATACGATTATTACTAAAAGACAATCCACGGCTTGTTTTTACACGAAAAAATGTCGCTTGTCCACTACTGCCTTCTGTTCCATTGTGGGGTGTACCAAAAATATGTGGCTGTTGTGGTGTAGTAACTGCACCTTCCTTGTAAATGTTCATTGCATCGACTGGTGTTCCGGCTAATTGCGTTCTAAATTTATGACTAACAGTAGCACTAGTCCAATATTGGTCATAAGTTATTTGTCCATTTGAGTTGCCATACCAAATTTTACCACCAGCAACAGCAAACCCAGCATCATCACCAAACAAAATCCCTGGGTCAGTTGCCCCCGTACTTCCGTTTAAAAATAAGTCACCATCTTTAATTTCTAGTTTTGCAGTAGGATCAGTTGTACCTGTACCAATACCAACATTACCAGTACTGCTAATACGCATACGATTTAAATCAGCAGTATAGAAATCCATATCAGCAGCATCTCTTAACTTAATCAATGCTGCACCGCCTTCACTGGCATCTGCTTGTCCAATATCTAGACCAGTATAACCAGTATTGGTTACTCTAACATATGGATAACTGCTTGATTCAACATTTAAAGCGGCAGTGGGACTAGCAGTACCAACACCTACACGGTTGTTGTTATTATCAACATAAAGAACACCGTTGTCTACGTTAATTGTATCTGTGCTTATGCTTGTGTTTGTAATTGATGTTGCCATGTTTTATCCTATGAGATGTACTGAAAATCCAGACCAAACTTGCGAACTATCACCGTAAAAGGTGCCTCCGCCTTGAACATACACGTCTAGAGTATCATTTGCTGCCATTAAAATTACCATTGTACCACCAGCTGTTTGGTGACCGCTACTACTAGCCGATCTTGTGCGAATTCCATTATTCGGCTGACCATTTAAACGTACATGTGCTGAAACTTGATTGGTTTCATTTTCTGTCAAATAGTAATACGATACTAAATATTTTGCAGTAATAGGTGCAGTGAACACCCCAGTTGAAGGATTAAAGTGATTACCAGTATTATGAAATGTGCCTGTCCAACCAACAACATTACCAGCAGAAGTACTTGAATTTTTGTAAGCTCTGAATGATGGTTGATCTGGAGCCCTAACATATCCTTCTGGCCAAATAGTCATTCTGTTACCAACACCATTGCTACTATTGCCTACATTAAAATTTAGCTTACCAGTACTATCATGTTCAATATAAGCATAATCACCACCGGAACCGTCACCATTATTTGGTCCATCAAGCACAATATAAGCGCCTGCGCCAGTTGTACTACCAACCTGTATTCCACCTCTGCCTGCAACTGTAACATTTAAAAGTTCATTACCAGTGCCAGCAGCACCTATGCGAACCTTACCGTTAACCAAGTTAAACATATCAGTATTACCGCCAGCACTGATGTAAACATTGTTACTGGCATTAATATAACTGTTATAGCCTTGTAATAGGCGTATGTTGTTGCCACCATTGGCATCACTAGTGATTTTTAATTCACCATCTGCACCAGTGGGTTTAATTTCCAGGTTAGCACTAGGAGCAGCTACTCCACCAATGCCAATATTGCCATCAGGACCAACAGTGAGGTCAGGACTACCACTGTTAGCATGTTGTAGGTGTTCTAGTACTACTGTTGTCATTTATTTTTCCGTTATGCTTCTGCTGGCATTGCAGCTTCAGCTTCTGCATTGCGCTCAGCTGCGGTTTTTACAATACCTAAATCAAATGCTTGTTGAATTTGTGCGTCACGTCCAACTGCCAGTGCAATTGAGTTTTCGTTGCAATGTGCAACTACTAGTGATACAATTTCATCTCCTGCAATTCTTGCACGATTTGTAACTGCATTATCAGCCCAGTCCTGTGGACTTGCTGCACAATATTCCATACATTTTAATTCAATGTCTGTAACTTCGATTGAGATCGTAGCCATTTTATTCTCCTTTTGAGTTCTTACTCTTATTTATTTGTTTATCCTACTAAGTATCCACTAAAGCTAGTGTGTACTGCACTTCCACTTTGTAAGGTAATAGTTTTACTAACTTCGCATCCTAATTGTGCATAATCACCAGCAGTCATATAATATGTAAAGGATTGGCTTGAGCCAATATATGAAGGTGATCCGGAACCCTCCCAAGCACCAATGCAAGAGCGGGCGCCGTTGATCCATAATTCTGCACTTAAATAATTTACTGAACCAGTTCCACCGATAGACCCAATAATACAATCAAAATGATATGTACCACTAACTGGTGCTGTAAATCTCCGATTAGTAGGATTATAATAATTACCTATATTAAATACCACAGTAAACGGACCGTCCACTGTGTATACACCACTTGGTTGCGAATAATTAGTGTTTAGTCTAGCCACAAACATTGGATTATTTGGTGTTGTTACTGTACCATTACCTCTGATTATTAAGTCTGATGTTGTATCATAGCCCCCATTATATAAATGTCCAAAATGCATATCAACAGTTGATCCATCATACTGTGTATGGATTTGTCCAGTTACATTGGCGCCATCATGCCATCTAATTTTACCCAATGCTGTATTTTGATTGCCATAATGTGTTAAGATGCCAATTGCGTTTTCCAAACCACCAATGGCACCATCACCAATTTGTAATTTATTGAACGGATTTGTTGTACCAATACCAACATTGCCACGTCTAGCAGTCCCACCACCGTCATCATCACCACGTATAACCATAAATGTATCAGTATTTTCACCGAACGCCAAATAGTTACCAGATGTCAATCCTTCGCGATTACTGCGAATTTCAAAAGCACCTTTGCCTGATCCAGTTTCAGTTAGTTTAATTACAGGTGCTGTTCCAGATTCTTTGGTACCAGAAATTTCAATACCACGTTGAGAATATGTATCTATAGTTGCAAAAGATGGTGATGCTGTACCAATACCCAAGTTACCATTTGCATCTGTTGTGACAACACGATCCAATGGTATAGTATTCTGTCCTGCAACATCAGGCACAGTTAAATCATAATATCCGCTTGTGTTACCGCTTACTCTAATACTGCTCATTTATACTACCACCCATCTTGATCCAGGATCCAATGTTACCACAACACCTGCACCCAGTGTAATTGGGCCAGTACTCATGGCGTTTTCTCCGTTTGCTATTGTATAGCTATTACTTATCGTACTACTGTTTATAATAAATCCACCACTGCTCTTGATGTTGTCAGTAGTTGTAACACTGGCACCAAAAGTTGTATCTGTTGCAATTTTAGCCGCATACGCTGTATCAAAGTCGCTTTGACTAAAACTGTCACCTGGTATAAACTTGCTGTTAACTGCATCCCAGATTAAACTCTGATTGGCATTTGGTGCAGTAGTTGTAATATCTACATCACTTAAATTACCAACACTTGCCGCCGCAATTCTTGCATCAGCACGTGCATCTGTGTAGTAAAGGTTAGTGCCTTCAGCTACATCTGTTGTTGTTTTAGTTGCCAGTCTGGTATCAAATGTACTATCAAAATCTGCACTGTTTAATTTAGTTGCAATACTATTTGTAACCGTTGTAGCAAAGTTGGGGTCGTCACCTAAAGCCGCCGCCAATTCATTTAATGTATCTAGGGTTGCTGGCGCACTATCAGTAATAGTGGCAATGATGTTTGTTGCTGTATCGTAACCCTGAGCTGACAAATACGTGCCTACACGTGCATCAGTAT